ACAAAAACTTCTGCTATGCCGGTTGTTGTAACGTCGATTTTCATGCTGCCTCCAGATATTCATTAGCCAGATCCCACAGCTGAGTGTTGATCTTCAGGTTGCGGGTAAGGGACTTCAGTGCGCGGACAGACTGGACTTTGTTGTTACGGGTCCGCCCAACCATGCCGCCCTTAATCAACGCTTCCTGTGTGCGCTGGTAGGTGAGCCACAGGCTGTCGCCCACGTCCTGAATACGGCGTGCCTGCAGCACGTCATCCAGTTCTACGGGGACATCGTCCTTCCAGCGTAGAGCTACGGCCTTGGTGGCGAACTCTCGCTGTTGCTCGTCAGTCAGGTGGACTTCTGACATGTTGCGCATCGAGGTCAGGACATTCTTGCTGTCGTCGATGATGCGGTACACGCCTTCGATGAAGTCGTCGTCGAACGATCCCTGATGGCGGAAGCGGATTGTGTTGGCGGTGGCGGTGCTGCCGAACACCATGCCGTTTGCACAGCAGCTGCGGTATGCGCCCGTGTGCAGGCAGAACCCAGCGCGTCTGTCGTGTGAGTTGTAGAGCGTAGCCCGCAGTGCGACGGTGTCACCCGGCGTGACTTCGAATGGGGTGAAGTTGGTATGAGTCAGCTCAACCCGATGGCGGGCATAGGGTGAGCGGCTGTTCCCCTGTGTCGCCTTGATCACGGAGAATCCATGCTGCTCCAGCACATCCAGAATCTTGGGCGTCGGGATGAAGTTGTATCGGGCTGAGACCTTAGGGCTCGGTACCAGGGTGTTGTCTACGGCAGGCAGGTCGAATCGGTTCTGTGCGTACATGGCATTCTCCAGTTGTGTAATAGGTGCGGCGAAGATACGCTGCGATTTTTGGGGCTGCTTATGCGGCAAGAACTTGAGCAAATACGCCTTGTTCTGAATCAAAGAAGTATTCAGGTAACGCAATGACAAGCCGACTGGGGTGGTCAGGGTTTACCAAGTACCTACACATAGCTTGCCCCTGTTCGTTAATTGCCAAGCCGGGGATGTCAGATATGTTTATGCGGCCTGCAACTTTGGTTGCGCCTGTGTAGTCTGCTTTGCGGTAAACCCAAGGGCGCAGCACGATGGCTCCATCGGGGTGCCGTTCAAATGCAATCTGGTTAGTGGCGCTGTCGAAATACGCATCGAGCCTGTCACCTATCATTAGGCGCATGGCTTCGAGTACATCGACGTTCAGCTTCAGTTCTAGTTGCGTTTTGCTGGTCGGGTTTTTCTTAGGGTTGCGCACCGTGGCTGCGACTCCTACTTTAATCGGTGATGCCAGCACTACTGGACGTTTGCGAAGGGTTACGATTTTTTCAAATGCCATGTGGGTACTCCGGTTGGTGGATAAACAAAAGCCCCGACGTGCGGGGCTTTGCGAGTGGTGACTAGCTGCGGTTATGCAGCATCAGTCTCTTCGTCTTCTTCGTACTCTTCCTCATCTTCGTCTTCGTACTCATACTCATCAACGATCGGCGTACCCCACGGGTTGTGCACGGTGGGTTCCTGTATCTGAGCAAGCACTTCGTACCGGCAGCAGCGCATTTTCTGTGCGTCGTAGTCTTTGGGTATGGACACGACGTCTTCCGGTGCTACAGCTACAGCGACGACGCGAGCGCCACTAAAGTGAGCGAGGTAACCCATGCTGCAGACGTGCAGGCCATGTGAGCAGGTGCGGGTCGAGTCATCATCAACCTGATTGCGTGGCATGGTCACGATGGTGCCGACGGCGTTGCTGATCTTGCCGGTGTGGCAGTCAGTCCAGTCACCTTGGATGCGCTTGTAAGCGATGAACCTGCCGTCGGGGAGCAGCGGGAGCTGGCCCTTTTCAAGGAACTCATACAGTTCGGTGACGGCGCGAGACGATGGGTTGTCCTGCAGACGGACGAGGAACTTGACCAGCGCATCGATCGGGAATTCTGAACTAACCAGCTCAAGAATCTTCTCGACAGCGTAGCCTTCCAGTGTTTGGTCCTGATAGGTGACGACCCCGTCTTTGACTCTGAAGTCAGGGTACTCAGCCGTGCCGTCAATCACGATGCGGCTTGGGTCGATGAGCTTGAGGGCCAGCTCGTCGTCCTTAGTTCTTAGTGCTTCGACCACTTTCGGGAAGTTGGGTTGGTCAGAGCTGAGGGTGTGGACCTTGCCGCCGTCAAAGATAGTGACAGCGCTGTCCGTGATGATGTTGGCTAACATGATGTTCTCCGTTGTTTTGAAACCGCAGATATGAAAAAGCCCCGACGTGCGGGGCTTTGTAAGATAGTGATGAAGGAGTGGGGCTGCTTAATTCATTGCGGAGCTACTCTTCCGTGTATTCATCAACTAGTTTTAGAGAGTTGAGGATTTCGCGTAACTGTCGCAAAGACGCAGCTTCAAGCGAAATGATGTCGTCCGTATTGTCCCCTCGTTCGTCTATCGACCCTTGCGAAAGCGTGATGAGGGTCACTTTGCCATTTCGAGAACAAAAGCTGACTGTTATTTCCCCGTTGCTGTCATCAAGGGTTGCTTCGGTACGGTAAAGAATAGTCATTCGGCCTCTCCTAAAATATCCGGTATCTTAACCTCATCCCCAAGACGCGAGGCGACGAAGCAGCGCATGGCTGCGATGAGTGGGGTAGGGCCAAATCGGTGGTGTTTTCCGCAGCCTTGGTTTGCGTACCAAGTCGGAGCGTCCAGCCCTGACCCAATGCAAATTACTTCTCTTTCAATGATGAACCCGCCTTGCCGCCAGTCACTGGACGGTCTGAATGGCGCACGTTTCCCGTCGGAATAAACCCATCCTTCGGTTTCAAATAAGTTGATCCCTTCACACACAGCTACCGCCCAATCAAGGGCGGTGCCTGTCAATTCCCTTGTTTTCATTTCTTCATCTCTAAGTAAAGGGCTACCAGCTCATCGTGCGATGAACACCAGCTGCGCTTCAGGCTGTGCTGTAGGGCTTTCGGTAACTTCGGGAAGCGTGTCTCATGCCAGCGCTGGATCTTTGCGATCAGCGGTTTGACGTTGGGCAGCGGGGCCAACTTGAGCGGCTGCTGCGTCAGGCTTTCTTTATATAAGGTGACCGGGAACCCGAACGCCTGCTCGTTCCCCTTGATCCTGTCCCACTTGACCCAGCTAGGCTGACTGTTCCAGTGATCATTGAGCTGATAAGCCAGCGCGTGCGCGGCCCACTGATCCATGTCAACCTGATCCGGGTGAGCTTGGCACCACTCGGTCACGGTCTTGGGCAAATGTCCGTAGCGTTTGTTGGCGGTGGCTTCGGTCAAACCATACGGTTTGAAGAACGTAGGCGTAGTGCGTAGTACTCCGGCACCGGACAGGTTACGAGCCGCATTTATATCGTAGTGATTCTCGGTGTAGATCAGCGTGTCCGGGTCGAGGTCGTCGAGCTTGGCTTTGTACCAGTCGTAGCTGCCATACACCCAGACCGTGCCCGTCGGGCGTGGTACTGCGGCTTTGCGTTTGGCGCTGGCAATGCGCAGCTCTGACCCGTCAAGTACGGTCTGGTCGAAGCCGATCAGTGCAGCAAGTTCTCGTGCCTGCTCCAGCGAGTCAGCGTGGATGTGGACGTCGTGCTGGTTGTAGTAGTCGAGGTGACGGTTCTCGACGTACCAGTTACGCCAGCCGACCTTCTTATCTTTTGGCAACCAGTAGATCGCCTGGACCTTACTGTTCGAGAACACATGCCCCGCACAGAACGCTACGGCGTGGTACTTGTTACCCCGTCGGCTGGTGCGTGACACGTGCATGACCGGCGTCGACCCGTCAGCGAAGCGCAGCGTCTGGTAAGTGGGCAGGTTCTGCCACTTCAGTACGTCGGTAGCCGCTATTTGTTTACCGCTGTCATCGTAGTAGAGGTCACGCCCTAACAACCCACGCAAGTGTTCGCGGATACGCACTGCATCCATCCACGTGGCGGCGTTTTCAAGACGTACCGTCCAGTCCTCTGAACGGATCTGCTGCTGGAACTTATGCAGCAGGTCAGCCATGAAGTCTTTGTCCGCTTCGGTCGGTGACAGAGTCTCGCGACTGGCGCTGATCTCTACTGACCCGATAGGCAGGTGCATCAAGAAGCCGAACTCAACCCCAGCTTTGTACTTCTTGTCCATGTGGTAGTACCACACTTCGGACGGTACGTCGTAGGCGATGCCGCCCATGATGACTTTGTGTTCATTGCTGTTATTCAGCATGACCATCCGGTGTCCGTCGATGGTGGCTGAGAAGAACTCACTTGGTCGCTTGAACGAGAGGCCGACGTTCGAGTTGACGCTCAGCTCGAGGTAAGTCAGCACCTCCTGCGTCTTTTCTTTGAACGTGTTGATGTCGCGAGGCTGGACAGAGTAGTGCAGCTCGATGCCGTTGGGTTCATCGGTCTCTTCGACGTGCACGAGCATCCCTTGTGGCAGTCCGTTGCTGCCCTTGTTGGCTGAGTAGACGCGCTTCTGCCCGTTGTGCCAGGACGTGATCGTCGCTTGGTCGGTGTACGCAAAGAAGGCTTTGGCCCCGATGCCTAGTCCTCCGATCTCCGTGTTCGACTCGCGCTTGTCACTAACCCCGTAGCTGAAGAACAGCCGGATCACGTCGTCGTGCGACAGACCTGTGCCGTAGTCCCGCAGGCTGAAGTGCGGCTCGAGCTGAGTGGGCAAGTGAAGATCGACCGGCAGGTGTAGCGTGTCGGCCCGTACGTGAGAGTCGTAGGCGTTACTCAACGGCTCTCGTATTGCCGCCAGAGTTTTATCAGAGTACGTCTGAGAGGAGAGAAGTTTTGCCAGCGTCGGCGTCATCTCAATCGTGAACGCGTGCTGGATTGACGTGACGTTAGTTTCGTAACGCGAGGTCTGAATGTTGGGGATCATGTGTTTACTCCTAGAATGTAGGCATGACTTCTCTCTGACGCAGGACGTCATGCGTTATAAATCAACAGGTTAATTACTTACCGTACGCCCGCAGCGTCATCGCCACGACACGTGGATCTTTCAGTGGCAGGTGGTAGCCGGAGTCTCCGGTCCAACCACTAAACTCTTCGTCAAAAAAGCCGATCTGGCAGGCGTCAGGGTTGTCATCCTGCAGCTGGCGCAGCTCATCCGCCCAGCGCTGCCACGTGTGATCGTCTACTTCCGTGTGATCCAGCTCGTAGTACAGGCGAGAGTGGACGAGCATCTGCGCCCTACGCTGCCGAATCTTCTCCCGAACTGTCATCGATACCATTCAACATCTCCCGTACGCAGTCTGCGCAGATGTTGGCGTCGCCTCCGGGTGCGCTGACAAGGAACGCACCCTTTGCCTGAGCCTTACTCACTCCACAGAACGAACACTTACGGTCTAGTGCTTCGGGCTTAGGACGTGGGCCAGGGGTGAATCTCAGCATCCCCACGCTCGTACGTTGTTAGCCATCTCCATCAGCTTGCGAAGGGCTAAGTCCGGGGCTTCGTTGTCGATGGCTCCGCTGGCGGACAGGATGCCTTCGCGTAGGTATTCATAGCGTTCATCGATACCAAATACGTAGTGCTTGTGGCCTTCGGCATCTATCTCAACGTCTTTAACGATCATCGGTTTTCTCCTTCTCATACTTCACACATTCAGCGATCCCATTAACGATGGCAGATTCAGTGCATTGGAAGTCTTTAGAAATTCGGGTTGATTGACCTGAAAGGTAGACGCCAAACAGGATGAAAAAACCAGCTATGGCGACGTAAATGTGGCCTTCGTAATTCATTATTTTTCTCCCTGCATCGTCTTTCATTCTCCTTCTCCGCCGCTTCGTAAATAGTGCTGCCCATCGTTTACCAGACGACGGCAGCGCGGTAATTTTCTGAGCGTCCCCGGAGTGCGGGTTTTTTCTCAGCGGGCCATGCAACCCGGAGCCTGTGCATTGCTGTGCTCATCGCAACCTGAGTTTCCATTGCTCTTAAACAAAGCTGTGCCGTCTCAGGCCGGGGTCTGTTTGTTCGGGCGACCACTCCTAGCCTTGTAACTCCGGGCGGGGTCTAGCTCCGGCTAGACGCGGGGTCCAGACATGTTTCCCGAAACGGATTTCGGGAACATCAGAATTGGGAGCCAGATATCGCTCTGGCGGGCGTCAGGCTCCAGTGATACTTCACAAGCGGCCTGATGCGCAGGGCGGGGCACCACGGTTCGTGTTATTGAACCGGTTAAAAGGTTTAATCCGCAGTGCCCCATAGAACTTAGAGTCTGTTACAGAATTCAAGGAGCTGCGCTTTTACTGCATCACGTCGAACGTCTCTCCACCGATCGTAATCAGTGTTGATGTTTGCTTTGGTAGCTTTGAGCTCACCTTGCAGGTTTCTTATCTCCGCACTTCGCTGGTCGGCCCAGGTCTTTAAGAACGTGGCTTTAGCTCTTAGGGCTCTGTTCTCAGCGTTCAGCTCATCGACGCGTTTTATTAGGTGCTGGGTAAACGAATCACTCATCTATGACTCCACGGTTTGTAGTACTCGACAATGGCTACTCGGTCGAAGAACTTAGTTTCGACGACCTTGTAGTGATGGTTTCCGCGACGGACCAGCTGGCCCAGGCGAAATTTGGTCAGGAGCGACACGTACACGAACGTGTCGTCCGCCTCTAGAGAACGTAATTGAGCTGACATAACGGGTCTCCTTAGGTTTTCTGGTTTTTGGCATCTTGGTGAATGAGATACCGAAGGTAGGCCGACTTGGTCATCAAGCGTTTCGAGCTTTGAGCTTCGAGCTGAGCGTCAAGAGAGCACGGCAGCTGGAAGCGGAAGCTGGTTCGCCCGGAGCGTGGATCGTCGGACTCAGGACGTGGTGTATAGGGTCGGTCTTGCATCTCCTGACAGAGGAGGTCACGCAGGAGATGCGCAACGGAGATCTCGCGGTCTTGGGCTAAGCGCTTAGTGCTTAGGGCTAAGTCGTCAGGGAGGCGTAGAAGGATTTGTTTCATGGGTGAGCATGATCCTGTGCTGGTTCTGGGGCTGCAACACACACGTTGGCGTTGGAAAAGGGTTACAAACGTAACTAATTTGTAGTCTTCTTTTTGAGATTCGGTTACGTTCTAAGTGATTGATTTATCTAAAGAAAACTATGTTTGTAACCAATGTAACTCAATTTGATATGTATCACTAGCTATAAGCCTAAACACATAAGTAAAATGTACATAAACGATAGCTATATATCTAAAATGAACATTTCATTTTGCGTTTTTCGTCTGTAGCTCCGTGTTACTTTGCAATCCGGTTACATTTTTTTGAGAACCCTCTAGAGCCCGCCAGCCGTGGGCTAGAGGGCCAAAAGACCCCCTAAAATCCGGTTACAAATTCGGTTACATTTGCTGTTTTAGGGCGAAATGGCACCTTTGGACGAGTTCTGCCTGCGCTAGAGCGTCATCCAGAGCCCCGTGAGCGACGCCTCGTTGACAGTGAGGAGCATCTCCATTGGGGTAGGCGGCATCTTTGATGGTGCGGACGTCGCGTTCGTTGTAATACTCAAACGGGAAGTGCATGTGATGGTGCGCAAACGCGCTGCGGAGGATGGCGCAGTCAAAACTAGGACTGTTGGCCCAGACTAACAACGGTTTGTGGTCTTGGATAAACCGCTGTAAGCGCATGAGAGCCCCGTGGAGGGGCAGTTGGTCGGTAAGCAGTGCTGCCCTAGCGGCTTCGCTCTGTTTGAGCCACCAGACGATCGTAGAGCCTGAGAAGTGCCTGCCGTCTCGATCATTGGATTCCAGACACACGGTCTGGTAGAACCTTGGGCAATCGTCTAAGGATTGAGTATTAGGATCGAAAACGACAGCGCCGATTGACGCGATGGCAGCGGTGTGGCGGGTGGACATGGTTTCCAAGTCCACCATGAGGTGAGGGTTGATCATCGTTGACTCCTATGTAAATGGAGCTAACAGGGTGATCAGATCAGGTGGGGCTGTTTATTTGAGGTAACGCGTGGACGTTGAAGATTACTTAGAACGCGCTGGGTGCAAGGACATTGACGAATTTATGGCGCGGTTGGCGGTGTACCCGGAGCCGCGCGAACGTCGCATTATCATGTCTCGAATTGGGTTGCTGCCTTATCTTTCTTATAAAGAGTTAGGCGAGAACGAAGACGTTTCTGTAGAGCGGGCACGACAACTGTTTCTGATTGGTTTGCGTCGGATGCGCGACTTTAGGAAGCGGGCGACGTTGCCTAGACACATGCCGTAATCATTTTGAGTAGTTACGAGCCCACCCACCTTCAGCAGCGAGGGGCAGATCCGGTGCCCAGCTAGGGGGCTGCGACATGATGCCGATCATTTGATTGAACCGAATTTCGGCATAGCGTTCTGGGCACACAGCGATGATTTCGTCGTGTGTGCAACCAACGACTTGAACTCCAGGCAGTTTGTCTACAAGGAGCATTTGGTCAGCAACGACGATGCGGGCTAGTGCCTGGATGATGTTTTCGAGGAGCGTGCCGCCCCATAGAGGGTGTTGCGCTTTGTCTCCGAATCGCCAGCCTCCACGCGAATCGTGAAGATTTTCGTAGATTAGGCTGTTTTTGTTAGGCAGCACGATTTTTTCGTGCTGGAGTGAAAGGCATTTGAAGATAGGCGGGTCTTCGAGAGTGGTTGCTAATTGCAGAGTGGCAATCAGATCATCTAACTCACGCCACATTTTGACGATGGCGGGGTTGGCTTTGCGATACGCGGCAATCGTGTCCCCGGCTTCTTGATCACTGAGCTGGATTGGGTTCATACCGAGCGGACCGGATGCGCAGAAGTGTTTGAACTTCTTTGGCCCCATGCCGTACCCGCATCCTAACACCACAATTTTTCCGAACTGCCGTTCGTCTGCAGTGACTTCATTGGCGGGTTTATCGAAGATGGCTGACGCCATTTTGCGGTAGACGCATTCGCCTTTGCGTTGGGCTTCAAGAACGTCAGTCTGTCCGCTGAACCACGCGTTCATGCGCAGTTCAATTTGACTACTGTCACCGACAATCACGACATGACCGTCAGGAGCGTGAATGGCTTTTCGTAACAGACTACCGCGAGGCAGGTTTTGTACGTTGATTCCGTCCATACCAGACCAGCGCCCGGTGTGGGCACCGTAATAGTTGAGCGGCATGGGCATTTTGCAACTGCCGTGTGAACGGATGAACTCCCATTTTTGGGCTCTCGTCACGTTGATACTGGACTTAGCGGCGGCTCGACCGGCCCATAACGGATTGAGTTGAGGGTTGTTTACCATCAACTCTATGAATTCTGGATCGTTTTGACCAAGGGCGTACGTACGTTCACGCGTACGCAGGCTGATTTTGGTGGGTACGATCAGACCCAAAGATTCAAGGTGTTTGGCGAACTTGTCGTTAGAGGACAGGATGCTTTTGTCTACACCACTGTTAGCAATGGCGGCTTGTTGTTTCTCTTGCGCTTCGATTAGCGCTTGCCGACACATTGATTGATCGAGTTCGAGTATGGGCGCTGTCGCCATACGCAAAGTAAGATCGATCAAATCTTTTTCTGAATCGATAACATGCGGCGATAAGTGATCATAGATCTGACGTGTTAGTGCAACGTCTTGAAGACAGTAAACACCAAGTTGTGCTAGTAGATCAGGGTCAAGGTCGCGTATGCCTTTGGTCGCATCGAGCGTACCGGCGATTTTGTGGCCTAAACCGCACGCTGACGCGACGTTGTTAAGGCTAACGGATTCGTCTGAAGAGAGTAACGCTCTGGCGATGGACATGGTGTCAATCCGACGAGCCGGGACGATGCCGTAATGCTCGAACAGGATTGTCGCGTCGAAGTAGAGGTTGTGTCCGATGAGCGTCGCTGCCGACCAGTTGATCGATTGCAGCTTGCTGGCGATGTTGTCAGTCCACCATTCAGCGGGCTGGTCGTCGATCTGGATGCCGACACCGTGGACTTTGAACCGGGCATCACGCACGTATTGCAAGACTCCAAGCTTCTTGAGTGAGTAGTCTTTGGCGTAATAGGTTTCGAAGTCGAGTGTGACGAGCATGACGATGTCCGTAAGTGGCAATGCCGTCCAGTTTATTGTTGACCGGGCGGGGCTGAACAAACTGCGAAGCACACCGATTCTTATGACATCTAGCGAAGCGGGATGGCATAACAAACACTGCGCGTAGCGCAACCGATTAGAGAAACAAGAAAAACCCCCTAACCTTGCGGCTAGGGGGCGAGAGGGGATCAACCGAAGAGTTTAGCTACTTCGTTGTTAGCGAAAGCTCGGGATTGACCAGGGCGATCATTCCGCCGGATCAATTCACGTTCGAGGTAGTCCTCCAGGGTGTCGATGCGTTGGACTAGAGTGCCTTTTGGGCCGTCCTCCCAACGGCAGTAGTGTCCATAGAGCATGATTGATGCACCATCGGCCATCATTACTGCGTTGGCTAGGGCACCAAGTGCGAGCTCGATGGAGTCGAACCATTCGAGGAATGTCCCCTCGATGGTTTCGCGATCGTCGCAGTGCTGGAGGAACAGGTTCTCGGTTGTTTGCTGACCTCCACGAGCGATTTCTAGGTCATCGGTGTTTGTGGCTTCCTCTCCGATGAACACGCCTGTGTCATCTGTTTGGAAGTGAATACCGGCAGTGAGGCCGCTTTCTCGCATCCGTTCGATGATGGCGTCGCCTGCCATACGGCACACAGCGTTGGTGATGCCTTGCGCTAACCAACGTGCAGTGCTGGCTCGGACGTATGGTCGACCCGTGTCTGGGTTGCGGGTTGCAACTCCGGCGCAGAGTTGCTGGAAGAGGCGCTCTGGATTGCCTGCTTTGACCATGCGATCAAGCAGGGCTTTACGCTCAAGCTCTTTCTCAGTGGGAGCTTCCTCGCGCTCAGCACTGATCCCCGCTGCTATCCGCAGGGCGTTGTCTGATAGGCGGCTCTCTTTTGATCGTTGCATTCCGTCACGGCACGCTTCGAGTCCTGCCTGTGTTATTTCACCCAGCGACAGTGTCGTGGATGGGGCAGCGGAGAACCCAGCACCACGACGGTGCGTGTTGGCGTCCTTGATTACCGCATCAGTGCTCGCTTTGACGGCTTTCTGCTGGTCACGAGCTAATTCCTGAGCGATTTGGTTGGTTATTACTGCGTTCATTTCTGTACTCCCTAGTTCAATTAACGACTAAACAATGCAACGGCGATGCCCCACACCACGTGGATGCACATCACCAAGGCGATGAGATCGAAGAAGAATGCCTCAAGCATGACGCACCTCGCTCCGATACTGTCTCAGTTGCGCGGCAACAATAGCTGCGAACCCCGCATCACGGGCACGGAGCGCGTCCTTGAACGCTTCTTCGAGCATCGCCTTACGCTGCTGCTGCGACTCACGGCACAGCACCCTAAGTTTCTGTGTTGACTTCATACCAACCTCCAAGCGACAAAACCCAAAGCAGCAAGAACGACGATCCAACCCCGACGGGTCAGCAGGCACAGACCGGACAGACCGGCATAGGTTATGAATGAGCCAACGATACTGATGGTCATGATCTACTCCTAAGTACTTGATACGTAACAACATCGTTACGCAAACCCACAGAAGGCGAAGCCAAACGACGAACGTAGTGAGGCGTACCTAGAACGAAGTCTTTGGTTCTTATGAACCACGAAGCTGAGTGACGGCACCAACGAAGTAGGTACCATCGCGGGTCCCATATTGGCTCCAGGCCAAATCGAAAAAGGATTTCGCGAAGCGATCCGGTCCGTAGTCCGTCAGTCGGAGCCGCCCAGATCAGGGCTAGGGTCGTACCTACTGCCCAAAATTCTGTGACGTTATATGGTTGCAGCCCCAGAAAAGATGCCGTAGCTTAAGCAAATCAACTACTTAGGACGAGTGATGGCCCGCTACCTCCCCGACATTCGCCGAGGCGACACCTATCGCATCAAGATCCAGTACCCGGCTGGCACCAACATCACTGGGTATACGCACACGCTCACCGTGCGCACGGACTATGACGCGACGACGGCGGCAATCAGTAAGTCCTCAGTCGTGGGATCGGAAACCGGAGACAACGCCGCTAACGGGCTGGCCTACCTGACCGTGCCCGCAGCCAGCACGATCGTGGATGTCGGCAAGTACGTCTACGACTTGCAGATGCAAACCCCGGCAGGGGAGATCCGCACTCTGGTCCCCCCGACCGACGACTACAAAGATCCGATTCGCGTAGTGCCCGAGGTCACCCGTGCCTGATGTGGTGGTGGAGCTAAACGGCCAGGATGTCGTTGTCAGTGTCAATCCGATCACAGTCGGCCTGGGCGTCAGTACACAAGACGCAGTGGTCAACGTGTCTCTGGTCGAGGCGTCTGTCAGCGTGGAGGGTGTACCTGGCCCGCCTGGACCCAACGTGGACCCGAATGATTATTTCCAGACCGCACTCAAGTTTGCCGAGCTGGATACGCCGCAGAAGAAGATTGATGCGCGAACTAACCTTGAATTGCAGTACATCGACTGCGGCACTTTTAACTAACTGAGGACACGACGATGCCACGAATTCAGATCAAACGCGGCCTGAAAGCCAACCTGCCCACCGCCTCCATGCTGGCGGGCGAACAGCATTTCGCCACGGATCGAGGATCGCTGCATGTCGCCACCGATGCGACTACCACTGTTCCTGTGCTGCCGCCCATCGATGATCTGAGCGCAATTGGCGCGATCTCCGGGGCCGACGACCTGATCCTTATCCACGACGCATCGGCGACTGGGGTCAAGGAAAAGAAGGTCACCTTCAACGACTTCAAGACCGCGCTCAACATCCCGGCAGCAAGCACCGACGAAAAGGTGGCAGTCGTGTCAGGCGGCACTTCCGGTTACCTCTGGGGCACCGACGGGACAGACGGCGTCCTGCGCATGAATACCAGCATGGCCTGGACCAAAGATGCCGGTAACGGCTTCGTCACGTTGGCGGTTAACACGGTCGATTGCGGCACGTTCTAAGCCATGCCTAAAGTCCTCATCAAGCGCGGCACCCGCTCTCAGCTCGACACTGCAAAGACAGCCAGTGGCCTGAACACAGGCGAGCTTTACCTGATCACCGACGAGAGCAAAGTCGCGGTCGGAACAGCGGTCAATGCCTACGCCGAGGTGCAGAAGCAGGACGCCGATCTTGACGCTATCGCCGCGCTGACAGGCACGTCTGGCCTGCTCAAGAAAACAGCGGCAGATACCTGGGCACTGGATACCAACACATATCTGACCTCTGCCGTTACTTCGGTCACAGGAACTGCGCCCATTGTCTCGTCGGGCGGTAATACTCCAGCCATCAGTATCTCCGTCGCAACAACAAGTGCGGCGGGTTCTATGTCGGCATCCGACAAAACAAAACTGGATGGCATAGCCTCTGGAGCTACCGCTAATACCGGAACAGTGACCTCCGTAGGACTATCACTCCCTGCGTTGTTTACCGTCTCAGGCTCACCCGTAACAACGAGCGGAACTCTTTCAGCCACTCTCGCTTCGCAGACGGCTAACTTTGCATTCATCGCCCCAGAAGGTGCCGCTGGCGCACCCACTTTCCGTCAGCTACAAATGACTGACATACCCGGTGCTGCCTATAAACGCTCGGTCAGAGTGGCAACCACGGCGGCGATTACTCTGAGCGGCACCCAGACCATTGACGGTGTCGCAGTAGTAGCTGGGGACCGTGTGCTGGTCAAAGATCAGGCCACTGCTGCAACCAATGGTATTTATGTTGTCGCAGCGGGTGCGTGGACCCGGTCCTTAGATGCCGACACAATCGACGAGATAGCCAGTGCTTTGGTTCCGGTGGATAGCGGAACGACCAACGGTGGCAAAGTATTTGATAACGATCTAAAGACTACTGACGCACTTGGCACAACTGCTATGACTTGGGGCCGGATTTTAGACACGGGGGCGCTTGCCTCAGTGGCTCCTCTAGCTAGCGGCACCGCAGCAGTTGGCACTTCTGAGTTGGCGGCGCGACAAGATCACGTCCATCCGATAAGTACTCTGACTCTTGGTACGGGCTTATCTGGAACGTCCTATAACGGCTCCGCAGAGGTTACTGCCGCCGTTAGTTACGGCACGACCGCAACAACAGCTTGTGTCGGCAACGACTCGCGCCTGAGTGACACCAGAAACACTACAAACTCCATAACCTTTAATACAACAGGCGGGGCGGCAGCAGGTACTACGTTCAATGGTTCTGCGGCAAGGACTATTGACTACAGCACCGTGGGTGCGGCGGCATCATCTCATACCCACAGCTACCTACCTTTAGCTGGCGGCACCATGACAGGTGCCATCACGTTTGCTGGCGCACAGACTTGGCCGACTTTTAACCAGAATACTACTGGTTCAGCAGCAACGCTGACCACTGCTAGAACTCTGACGATTGGAGCTACAGGCAAGACCTTCAACGGCAGTGCCAACGTCTCATGGACGCTGGCTGAAATAGGTGCGGCGGTAAATTTCACGGTGACTACCACAGCAACTAGCAAGACCATAGTGGCTGAAGAGGCATGTTTTGTCACTGCTGCGGGTCAGACGATTACGTTGCCAGCGTCGCCTACCGCAAACGATATCGTGATAATCGGCGTAAACAACTTCACTAATACAGTGATTGGTAGGAATGCGGTAAATATTATGTCATTAGCTGAGAACATGACGATAGATTCACCCTATGTAACGGTAACACTCATGTATGTCAATGCAACTATTGGGTGGAAAATAATATGAGTACCTTAAATCAATTTGTTGGTAATCGGATAAAATCGATACAGCGCGGGACTATATCAATAGGTGCGGTTAGTACTTCTGCGACGGCAACAATTACATCGGTCGATACAACTAAGTCTATACTTATACAACTTGGTTCTAATGGGGCACAGAATAATACATATTCTGTGTCCTCTACAGATGGGTATTTAGTTTTGACCAACGCAACGACTATTACTGCAAACAAAGGTGTTAGTGGAACGTCAAATATTGTAATTGTTTCTTATCAGATTGTAGAGTATTACTAATGTATTATACAGCGCAATTAGATATTTCAGGAATTGTTACTGCCGTTACCGAGACACAAGAACCGTTAACAGCCGATAATTGTATATCACTACCGAATTTCGATACTACGGTACTTGGCAAACGGTACGAAAATGGCATTTTTGTAGACGTACCAGAGCCACCTATCCGTATACTTTCCCGCTATGCCTTCCGTAGCCGTTTCACTACTGATGAGAAACAAGCAATTTATGCCGCCGCAGAGAGCAACGTCCTGATAAAGATTTGGCTAGACGATCTAGCTTCGGCTGAAAATATCGATCTGGATTTGCCAGAGACGACCAGCAACTTAAATGCGTTAGAGACCGCAGGTCTTATCGGCCCCGGTAGGGCAACCGAAATTCTTTCATAACATACGAAGTCGTAAACAAACCAATATGCCTGAGCAAATCACACTCAAAACCGCCACCATCAATGCCGTTTTGGAATATCTGAGCAAGATGCCCTATCTGCAAGTCGCTGCCCTGATCCAGGCGATCCAGCAGGAAGCGCAGGGGCAGATCACCGAAGCGTCGAGTAGCGAAGACGTCGATGGCTAAGTCACCGGCATGGCAGCGTAAGGAAGGCAAAGACCCGAAGGGCGGACTAAACGCTAAGGGCCGAGCCGCTGCGAAGCGAGAGGGCATGAACCTCAAACCTCCCGCACCAAACCCTAAGACCAAAGAAGACGCCGGTCGGCGCAAGTCATTCTGTGCTCGCATGGAAGGGATGAAGAAGAAGCTGACCAGCGAGAAGACCGCGCGTGACCCGGACAGCCGCATCAACAAAAGCTTGAGAGCATGGAACTGCCGGTAAAGCCCCAAGTTCCCTCGGTTCTGGAGGGACTTACCCCGCACCAACGGCGTTACGTCGATGCACGCGTGTGCGGGATGAACCCGACGCAGTCGTGCAAAGCAGCAGGGTTACCGGAAGGTCATGCCGCTGGGTTGGAGAAATCCCCTACCGTTCAGTTGGCGCTCAAGGAGATCCATGAACGAGCCATGTCCGAGATGACCCTGACCCGCAAAGACGTGATCAACGGGTTCATGGACGCGGTCAAGGCGGCATCGTCTTCGACCGAATTGGTTCAGGCGTGGCGTGAGATCGGCAAGATCATCGGCGCGTATGAGCCGCAGAAGATCGCGGTGACGCACGAGATGCTGATGCCGGAGCAATTGCGCGTCATGTCCGACAAGCAGCTGATGATCGCGGCGGGAATGGAGGGCAAGGTGTTCGAGGGCGAGTTCACCGAGATGGCTGAGGTACTACTTGGCTCGTCCTAAGGTCAGTCCTAACAAGAGTGGCAAGAGTTGCACCAAGTGCGCAAAACCGCTGTCCTCCGATCATGTCGGTAAACGCGTGTGCCGGTCGTGCCTTGATGGTAACGGCATTGCCGCTACCTGCACGAAGTGTGGCGTTGACTTTCAGGCACCCACCCGGCACCCGCTAGGTAACTACGCCTGCCCTAAGTGCCAGCGTAACAGTGGCAAGTTCGGGATGAGCCAGGAGCCGGAGCCGCCAGACGGAGCCACGATGTCTCCCGCTGCCAGAGAGCTGGCGTCTCGAGCCTTGGCCCGCAAGTACCTCTGGGCGTTTGTCCTGAGACACGACCCTAAGTATTTGGTCGGCTGGTTCCACAAAGACTTGTCGGCTCGGCTTGAGCGCTTCGTGCAGCAGGTCGAACGGCAGGAGTCTCCCCGCCTGATGATTCAGGTACCGCCCCGTCATGGTAAATCCCGGCTGGCCTCGCAGGAGTTCCCGGCGTGGGCGCTGGGCCACCACCCTGAGTGGGAAGTGATCACCAGCTCGTACGCGGTCTCGCTGCCCGTCGACTTCTCGCGCAACATTCGTGAGCGCCTGAGAGACGAGGTGTTCAAGGCGACGTTCCCGTACACAGAACTACACCCTGAGTCCCAGAGCGTCGAGTCGTGGAAGACGACCAAAGGCGGCGGGTTCCTCGCAGCCGGTGTTGGCGGTGCCATCACCGGTAAGGGCGCACACATCCTGATCATCGACGACCCGATCAAGAACGCCGAGGAAGCGGAGTCGCAGACGGTCCGTAACGCCATCTGGAACTGGTACACCTCGACGGCTTACACCCGTCTGGCACCGGGCGGCGGCGTGCTGATTATCCAGACCCGCTGGCATACCGACGACCTGTCAGGACGCGTCGAGCAGCAGATGCGGGAAGAGGACGGAGAAGAGTGGGAGATCGTCCGCTACTCCGCCATAGCGCTGGAGGATGAGACCTACCGCAAAGCGGGAGACGCCCTACACCCTGAGCGCTACAACATTGAGGCGCTGGAACGAATCAAGAAAGCGGTCGGGCCGCGCACGTGGAACGCGCTCTACATGCAGAACCCCGTGCCTGACGAGGGCGCGTACTTTACCCGGTCGATGTTCCAGCGCTACGAACAAGCCCCTGAGCTGCTTGAGGTCTACAACACGTGGGACTTGGCAGTCGGGCAGAAGCAGCAGAACGACTGGTCTGTCGGGCTGAAGTGGGGGGTGGACGCCAACGACAACATCTACATCCTTGATCTGCTGCGCGGTCGGTTTGACGCGGCTGAGTTGGCAGACCACATCCTCGACATGTGGAAATCAACCTCGCGCACACAGGCGTGCGGCATTGAAGAAGGGCAGATCAAACTGACCTTAGGTCCGTTCTTGGAACGAAGAGTCAAGGAGCGACGCCTGCACAGCTTCCATCAGATCCCGCTCAAGCCGGGACGACAGGACAAAGTGGCGCGTGCCCGTACGATTCAGGGACGAATGCGGCAAGGACAGGTGTACTTCCCCGCCGACGCGCCGTGGATGGACCGGCTGATGGACGAGATGCTGTCATTCCCGTTCGGGAAACACGACGATCAGGTGGACGTGCTGGCGTACTGCGGAATCATGGCGGCAGATGTCACGCCTCCGTCGATCGAGTCCACCGCTGTGATTGATACCACGCAGAAGTGGAAGAAGAAGTTGTTGGGCTACGTAAAGAACGGACACAAGGCACGCACATGGCTGGAAGCGTAAAAAAGAAAGGGCTTAACCCACCGAAGTTGAGTGAGCAGGATGAGTTTTTCCGCGCCGGATTTAACACAAAGCTAAAACCCGATGAAGAGCAGGCGTTTCGCGCGTGGGCTCTTGAGAATAAGCGCGACCCCGATATGGAGACGATTGACTACGACCTTCGAGGGTTTTGGAAAAACGGCGGGGCGTTTGCCGGGAACGGACACGCGTCCGACCAGTACAAAAAACCCAACCATCCTACGTTCTCTGTCGAGTCCATGTGGCATAACACGCCAAATCCTTCGGGAGGTCGGTACGTGGGGGGAGTTTGGCTTCCGCCGGATGACATTGCTCAGCGGCGAGGAGCGTTCGCCCCTTCGACCGAGATGCTCAATACCACGCACCCACGTTCGTGGCTTGAAGATTATATGAAGAAGTACGAATCGGATTACGATCTGGCGCTGCCTCGGGGTTTACGCCAGTAGCAGCCCCAAAATCAATAGGTTAGGCTCATTGGATGGACCTTCGGCCACGGACGGCACCCTAATTACTGAGGTTTTGGTGATACCGCTACGCTTTACGCTCGAACATGACGACATAGACCCCCCTTCCTACGCCCATGAAGGCGATGCGGGGTTCGATATCCGCGCTGCCGTGCCGGAATATGGGGTACATCTGCACTATCAGACCATTCTGGACATCCCGACCGGCCTGAGATTCGAGATTCCAGACGGGTACGAGCTACAGATTCGACCCCGAAGCGGCATGTCGACGCAGATCACCATCCTGAATGCCCCCGGCACCATCGATGCGGGGTACCGAGGCGAGCTTTTCATCCGCGTATCAGGTCGTCCGGGGCAGTTAGCCTTCATTTCGAGGGGGATGCGCATCGCACAAGCGGTGTTAGCCCCGGTATACCGCGCTGATTTGCAGCGCACCGACAAGATTTCATGCGACACAACCCGTGGCGAGGGTAAATTTGGGTCTACCGGAGCTTAGAGATGACCGTTGGCACCTCTGTATTAGGGACGATGCAGGAATTCGAGGTCAAGAACGACCGCGAAATTGCCCGCCTCAACTGGTTGCACTACGCTCGGGCGAGAGACGCGGGGCATTTGAAGTATGTGGCCGATGCCCAGCATTTCGACAAGATGTACCTGGGCGAACAGTGGGATGACGACCTCAGACGCAAGCTCGAAGCGGAAGGAAAGCCCGCACTGACCCTCAATGTCACCATGTCGGCGGTCAATGCCGCTCTTGGAGAGCACAGTGCTCAGCGTGCGGACATCATTGCCAAGCCTCGGCTTGATGCGACGGACGAAACCGCCCGTGTGATGACTCATGTCATCGACCAGATCCTCGATAACAACAAATTCCAGGCCGTCGAACAACAGGTGTTCGCTGATGGCTTGATCCAAGACCGTGGTTTCTTCGATGTTCGCATGGATTTCGAGGACAACCTGCTCGGCGAGGTGCGCCTGCGCTGCCTCGACCCTGTCGACGTGCTCGTCGACCCTGACGCCAAGGAGTACGACCCCGCCACATGGAACGAGGTCATGTACACACGGTGGCACACCGTCGAAGAGATCGGCGTGTTGTACGGCAAGGAGAAAGCCGACCTTCTGATGACCCTTGCGCGTGGCGGTATGACCCTCGGGTACGACTCCGTGCGCCTAGATGTGAAGGAGAGTCGCTATGGCGATACCCAGTACCCTATCTACATTACTGACGACTACCAGTCTGTTGTTCGCAACGTCCGCGTCATTGAACGTCAGTCCCGCGTGCTTACAAAAGTCACACAGTTTGTTGACCTGCAGACTGGAGACACCCGTGAAGTCCCCCCCAACTGGGACAAAGCGCGAATCAAAGCCGTCGCCCAGCAGTACGGACTGGGGGTACGCAAAGCGCTTGCCCGCAAGATCCGCTGGACAGTAACTGCGGACTGGGTCGTCCTGTCCGACGACTGGTCACCCTATGATCGCTTCACTATCGTCCCTTATTTCCCTGCATTTCGTAGGGGTAAGTCCAGCGGCATGGTCCGCCAGCTAGTATCCCCGCAGGAACAGCTGAATAAGGTCGAGTCGCAGACGCTGCACGTGGTGAACACCACCGCCAACAGCGGCTGGATGATCGAGGAAGGGTCACTCGCCAACATGACGGCGCAGGAACTGGAAGAACGCGGAGCTGAGACCGGCCTTGTGCTCGAAGTACGGAAGGGCAGGGAAGCTCCGGTCAAGATCCAGCCCAACTCCATTCCGGCCGGACTGGACCGCATCGGCACCAAAGCCGTGAACTTCGTTCGCGAGATCTCGGGCGTCGCGTCCCTCATGGGCATCATGCCCGGTGGCGAAGTGTCAGGCATTGCGCTCGAGAAGACGCAGGGCCGAGCACTGACCCTGTTGCAGGTGGCGTTTGACAACCTCAACTTCTCTCGCGGTCTGGTGGCACACGCCATCATCGCCTGCGTGCAGCGCTTCTATAACGAGCCGCGTCTACTTCGTGTCACTGACTGGCGTCAGCCCGAACAACCGGAGATGGAAGTGGCGATTAACCAGATCTCGCCGACCGGGGAGATCCTGAATAACCTGCAGATGGGTGAGTATGAGGTGATTGTGGCCTCGGCTCCGGCACGTGACGGTATTCAAGAGACTCAGTTCGCTGAGGTTGTCCAGCTGCGTCAGGCAGGCGTCATGGTCCCTGATGAGTTTGTCATTCGTGCGTCGCATCTGGCGCATAAGAATGAGATCGCCGATCAGGTCAAGCAGCTGCAGGGACGCGGTGATCCGTCGTCCGAAGAAGCGCAGATGCAGCAGGCGCAGCAGCAGATCAACATGCAGATGATGCAGCTGCAGCTGGCAGAGCTTCAGGCTGAAGTAAAGAAGATCGAGAGCGAAGCGGTGCTGAATCAGGCCAAGGCGCAGGCCGCAGTGGTTGGCGCTCAGGTCCAGGCACAGGGTGCGCAGGGTGATCTCCAGCTGTCGATCGAGAAGATCAAGGCCGATATCGCCAAGACGCAGGCCAATCTGCAGAACAAACTTGCTCTGGCAGATCGTCACATCGCCGCCAAGCAGGAAGGGTTGGCGTTCACCACGGCAAACCGCCAGAAAGACCACGGGTTGAAGATGGCGGTCGAGATGGAGAAGGTGGCGTCGCAGGAACGCACAAAACAAACAGCCCCAAAATCAAACGGTTAGTCTCACGGTTCACCAATCCGGTGGAACCGCAACGCACGCGATAGTGCGCATGGAGACTTATGAGTAAACAAAACTTGTTTGGTGGGGATATCGACGATGTTGAAGACTTTACAACGTCCGATCGCGGCGACGATATCCCTTCCCTTGAAGACACTCTTCTGGAGCCTGACGCTCCTGAGCCTGATGTACCCCCCGCTGAAGAACCGGAACCTGACGCAGAACCTGCTGCTGAAGGAGAAGAGCCCGAAGCCGAGGAGCAACCCGACGCCGAGAATCCCCCGGCAGAGGTAGACAAGCAGCTCATCCCACGAGCTCGCTTCAACGAAGTAAATGACCGGGCCAAAGCCGCCGAGCGCCGAGCTCAAGAGCTGGAAGCTAGGCTCAACGCTACGATCCCCCCGACTGAATATGACTTCGAGTCCAAGGAACGGGAGTACATGGATGCTGTACTGGAAGGGGATCATCAGAAAGCGCTGGGCATTCGACGCGATATCCGTGCCGCCGAAATGGATCTGGCGCGTAGCGTTGCCGCTGCCCAGGCATCTCAGGCCAAGGAAGCAACCAAGGCCGAATTAGAGTTTGAGCAGACCGTTGCTGGTATCGAAGCCGAGTACCCTGCCTTTAGCCAGACCAGCGAAGCGTACAACCAAGAGTTGGTTGACGAGGCACTGGAGCTACACGCTGGTTTTGTGGCTCGAGGGTATTCACCTGCGGCTGCGATGCGAAAGGCGGTGACCTACGTGGCTAAGGTCAACGGACTGACTGCTAAGTCCGAAGCCCCGACCCCTGCTCCCGCCGCACCGAAGCGCGGACCGTCGACCGTCAAGTCCAAGCTGGATCTGGCGGCGTCGCAACCTCCGGTTCAGTCCGGGGTGAGCGGCGGCGAGGTCGAGCCTGACTACAACAACCTCAGCGACGAAGAGTGGAATGCGTTGCCCAAGGCAACCATCGCTCGCCTTCGCGGAGACGCTATGTAAGTCATTGAAATATCTGGGGCTGTTAGTTTACAGCCCCAGATTCATACGATATAACATCATCATTCGCCCACCCGGCATGGCGTTAAAAGGCCGCATCCGCCTCATGGATTGAGCAGGCGTTAAAGAGCTCGGAAACACCACCGAATTTTTTGCCTTTTGTAGGGAGACATCCTCATGGCGATGACTAATTTCGCTGCTCTGACCAACGAGCAGAAAACCATCTGGGCCAAAGACCTTTGGCGTCAGGCTCGTAACCTTTCCTTCATCAACCAGTTTGCTGCCACCGGTCCGACCGCTCTGGTTCAGCGTGTCACTGAGCTGACCAAATCCGAGAAGGGCGCACGCGCCGTTCTGACTCTGGTCGCTGACATGACCTCCGACGGTATCGCCGGGGACAACACGCTGGAAGGTAACGAAGAAGCGCTGAAGACCTTCGATCAGGTCATTCAGATCGACCAGCTTCGTAATGCCAACAAGCACAAAGGCCGCATGGCGGATCAGCGCTCCGTGGTTAACTTCCGCGAAGTGTCCAAGGACGTACTGGCCTACTGGCTGGCCGACCGTATCGATCAGCTGGCGTTCCTCACCATGTCCGGTATCAGCTACGGCTATGCCAACACGGGTGCAGCTCGTCCGTCGACTTCTCAGCTGAGCCAGCTCGAGTTTGCCAAGGACGTCAAGGCGCTGACCAGCAACCGCTGGTTCCGTTGGGATGGCACCACTTCCGGCAGCAAAGGCTTGAAGGCAGCTGACACTTCCGCGATTGCCGCTACCGACACCCCGAGCTACCAGCTGCTGGTGGAAGCCAAGGCCAAAGCCAAGGCTACTTACATGCGCGGCGTTCGTGGCCCAGGCGGTCAGGAAACCTACCACGTGTTCATGCACCCGCTGGGACTCGCCAAGCTGAAGCTTGACCCCGACTTCCTTGCCAACATGCGCTACGCGTACACCGGCACCAAGGACGACAACCCCATGATGACCGGCTCGTTCGTAATGAGCGATGGCTTGATCATCCATGAGTTCCGTCACGTGTTTAACACCACGGGTACGGCTACCAAGTGGGGCTCCGGCAACGCAGTCAACGGTCAGGCAATCCTGCTGTGCGGTGCTCAGGCTCTGGGCATGGCTGACCTCGGCGCTCCGCTGTGGATCGAAGAGGGTAAGGACTACGAGAATCAGCAGGCTATCTCCTGCGGCAAGATCTTTGGTTACCTGAATCCGCAGTACTACAACAACTACACCGGTCAGGTTGAGACCTTCGGTGTAATGCGGATCGATACCGCCATCTAACCCATAGGAGATTGACTTATGTCTACTGCTAATCCGTTCCGTCGCCCCAGCAATCGGCAGTCCCCGCTGATTGCAGAGGCGTTCATCGACGTCACCGATCTGCTGAAAGGAGCACCGGTTGTCACCTCTGCTACTGCCAAGGCAGGCGTTTCCGAAGCCGGGGATGTCAACTCTGACGGCATCAAGGCAGGCACTGGTTCATCCCTGAGCGGTATCGCGTTCAACCTGTTCGAACTTCCTGCGGGCGCTATCGTCCTGGGCGGCGACATCAAGGTTCTGACCGCGTTCAACTCGGGTACCAGTGACGTTATCAGCATCGGCGACTCCGGTTCCGCCACGCGCTACGCCAGCTCCCAGAGCATCGCCTCTGCCGCTCGTACCGCACTGACTGTACCGGCTCGTCAAACTGCATCGACCGAAAAAGTACTGGCTACTTGGACGGGTGTAGGCACTGCCCCGACGGCAGGTCTGGCTCACATCAGTCTGCAGTACATCATCCCCGGTCGCGCCGTCGAAAACCAAGGCGTTTAATCAAGGCGGGGGCTCTTAACGGAGCCCCCAACCTTTAAGAGGTTTACATGTTTAAGGCTAAAGCCACACGCGACGAACGTATTACTTCTCTCGCCGGGTTCGTCTACCTCGTACAAGCAGGCGAGACCTATGAATTCCCAGACGAGATGCAGACCGAGGTCGTCATGGCCGGGTGCATCCCCGTCGAATCCGACAAGCCAGCCAAAGTCGAAGTGCCTGCGGAGGACAGAAGCGCAGCGGTTTACAACGCTGTAGTGGAAGTCATCTCCAAAGGAGACGCCAGACTGCTTGGCCCTGAGGGCTACCCCAAGGTATCTACCATCAAGAAGATGGTGGGTTTTGAACCAACGATCGACGAGATCGTGTCAGCTGCAGACCAGCTGAAGCAGGAGGACTAAGATGCCTACGCTGACCGCTAACAACTTGATCAACCGCGCAGCCAAACTGCTGCAGGATGAGACCCACGTACGCTGGCCGCGTGCTGAGCTGCTTGACTGGTTGAACGACGGTCAGCGTGTCATCGCCCTCTTGCTGCCCGACGCTTACACTGATATGGACGCGGTGACCGCGTCGAGTTCGGGGCAGGCGACGTTCAACATCCCTAGTACCGGCGTACGGCTAATTGACGTACTGCACAACACTGCCGGGAACAAACGCGCCGTCCGACAGATTGACCGCTCGGTACTGGATACTCAGTACCCGAACTGGCGTTCTGATACCGCCGCCGCAGAAGCAAAACATTTTGCTTTCGATAAACGCAACCCGAAAGTCTTCTACCTCTACCCACCGCTGACCAGTGGTTCTGGTGTCGAGGTAGTGTATTCCGCCGCACCGGATGCCGTGACGGTAGCCAGTGAATCTTCGACGGAAGTCATCAAGCTCGATGACGTGTTCGGCACCGCCATCGTGGATTTCATGGTCTACCGCGCGTACCTGAAAGACGCTGAGTATGCCGCCAACGACTCAAGGGCCAAGGGCGCATATGAAACCTTCATTGCCTCGTTGTCTGGTAAGCGGGCGGCGGATGAGTTTGCGGTGCCTAGCGAACAGGTAACTATCGCCGGGGTACGCCACACTCCATACAGGCAGTAAACCATGAAGCTCGACGACCTGATCCCGCAGGTTGTTCTGGAAGCTCCCGCTGTGGCCGACATAGCGGCGAGCTACCAGATTGCGCTTGCTGCTCGCGAATTGTGTACGTTCTCGTTGGCGTGGCAGGCCGACATTCCCTTGCGGTTATCCGGTCGCGAGTTCTATGACTTCATCCCCGACGATGGAGATGTCGTCGAACCGATGAGCGGGATCTATTCCGTGTCAGCGGGCGGCAGTACCTCTGTTATTCGTCCGACCACTCCAGCACAACTGGATCTCAACGACCCTAGCTGGCGCAGCCGTACGGGCAATGCGATGTGGTACTACCTACCATCTAGTGAGAGCATCCGTTTTGTACCCAATCCACCGCAAGGGACGGCGGTGATTCATGTCGCGCTTCAACCCAACATGGGACAGAAGACGATTGATGACCGGGTCGGCTCAGTGTTCAACGAAGGTATTGTTCACGGCGCACTGTATCGATTACTCCGTATGCCTGACCGGGAGTGGACTAACTACAAACTTGCGTCCTATTACGGGGATTTGTTTGAGCAGGCAAAGAGTACGGCGCAGGTACGCGGCGTGGATAACTTTGCCAAGGTCGCGAGGAAAGTCCATTACGGAGGACTGTAATGGCTTCCTTGAAGTTCGAGACCTTCCTGGGAGATATCCCGTTTCACGACGCCACGCTTTTGCCGGAGCAAAACTCTCGGCAGAACCGCGACTGCTGGTTCGTCAACGGCAAGCTCCAGCCTATTAAAGAGGCGGCGGCTGATGGCAGCATACCCTCAGGTACGCAGACGTTGTACCGCTACCGCCCTTGCCCTAAGGACGCCAGTCAGGCGTACTGGATCACACGCTCTGCGGCCTATAACGTAGCGCCAAGCCCTATCCCCAATGATAAGTACGGTCGACTGTACTTCACCCGCAAGAAGTACACGGTCGGCGAGACTGTCGAGCTGCCCCACTTCTACGATGTCAAAGGCTTACTGGGCCGCACGGCGAATACAGATCTCTGTACCAATAACGGAGATGCTACCGGACCTTACCCGCTCGCCGGAGGGACTAAATACACACTCGGCGTCCCCACTCCCGCGTCTGCTACGGCAGAACTGACCAGTGGATACACCCCGTTAGGGGTTTCGACGGATGGTCTAACGTGGACTCCGGCAACTAATTTTGTCGGTACCAGCTACGCTTTTCAGACCGTCGGCAAGTACGGGTCTATCTGGTTGGCGGGCGGGTACAACGGCACGATCGCTACCTCCACTGACGGAGAGACGTGGACCACCGCGTCGACCCCGCTGGACGCTGAGAAGTACGTCATTCGGTGTTTTGCAGTTGGTACGGTAGGCAGCACGACGGTTTACATCGCGGGTTGTGATGGCGGCAAGCTCCTGACTTCGCTTGACGGATCTGCTTGGGACTTGAGCCCCACGCTCGGCGTTGCTGTATCAGGAAACATCCTGGCGGCAGTGTTCTGGGATGGGTGCTTCTGGATCGGTACGGGTACGGGGAAGACTTACCGCACGTTAAACGGCGACACGGTCGGTACGACTAATAACGTCACGCGAGACCCCACCCAAGAAAACGCTTGGAGAGAAGCCACCGGACCCTCCACTGTATTTGCCGGTCAAGGAATATCCGACGCAGTCATATGGCGTAGCCGTCCCTATTTTGTAGGCGGCGGTGGGTTGTTAGTAGCGCCAAACGGGACAACCAGAGCAGCGACAACCGCATGGAGCAACCAGGGCGACGGCGGCATTACCGGAACTTACCGGACTATCCGCGTAGCTGCCGACGGAGGTAGGGTTGTTGCGGTGACCGACGCGGCTTATGTTACGGCCACAAGTACAGCGCCGACCATTTTCAGCAAGGTCACTATTGCGCCAACCTCCCCACTAGGCACGATCTTCAAAGGAGGCAAGATAAAAGCCGGTGCCTACGGACCCAGCGGCAATATCATCTTGGTCGGGACTAACGGCATCATTGCCCTGTTCGATTCAACGCAAGAAACTTGGACTGCCCCTACCGCAGATAACGGCGTCGGCAAAACGCCGCTGAACTCTGTCGAATACGCCGACGGCAAGTACGTCGTGGCAGGGGGGTCATCCACCGCGATCTCAGCAACGTCCGCCCCTCGCTACTACGCCATCACGATGATCGACGGGTTTGGCGCGGAGAGTGCGCCTGTCCTGACAGGTAGGGTCGACGCTTCGGACGGCGACGGGTTCAACGTCAACTGGGGGATGCAGGACTTTGCCGCTAAAGGGTGGACTGTCAATCTAACCGGGGCCAAATTCTACATCTATCGGACCGCATCATCCGGCACTACTACCGATTTCTTGTTGGTCGACGAAGTCGATTACGTCGACAATCAAACGGAGTACTCCTACAAGGACAACAAGACCGACGACACGCTAGGCGAAGTGATGATGTCTACGGACTGGATCATGCCGCCAACTGGATTACGCGGGCTGGTCTCACTACCCGGCGGCGTCCTTGCTGGCTTCGTTGACAACACCCTTTGGTTCAGTGAACCGGGACAACCGCAAGCGTGGCCGACCAAATATCAGCGCACGGTCAGTGCTCCGATCGTTGGTTTAAGTACGTTCGCCAATTCAGTTTTGATCACCACGATTGACCGGTCCTACGTTGCGTCGGGTATCGACCCGTTCAACATGTCGTTGACTGAGTTGGAGACAGACCAGTCTTGTATTTCTGCCGAGAGCGTCGTGGATATGGGCGGGTATGCGATCTACGCCACGCCTCGCGGGTTGGTGAAGGTCAGCAACATGTCGCCTGAATGGCTGACTCGTCAGCTGTTCAAGCCGGATCAGTGGGCAGAGTTAACCCCCGCCACCATGCGGGCTACTCTTTGGGAAGGGCGGTACCTCGCGTTCTTCGACGGTACCCCGACTTACGCCGCCAGCGGCGTGCATTCGTTCTCGATCGTGCCGGGGGGCGATGTTGACGGAGTGGCGTGGTACTCACAGGCGGCAAGCATTGCTTTCACAGATCCGTACGACGATCGGGTCTACATGATTGAAGGGACGTCCCGAAAGATCTGGAACGCTGGGAATACCTACAAGACTTTCTTGTGGCGTAGTAAGACGCTACAGAGTCCTGAGTCATTGAGCTTTGGATGGTTGCAGGCGCAGCTGGCTAACGAGAGTGGACCGGTGACAGTCCGATATTTCTCCGAAGAGGGTTACGTCTTTATTGTCGAGGCAACCATTCAAGCGACGGACCACATTACTCGACAAAGTGCGTTCACCATGACGGTCTTCGCGCCTGATCACACAGTGACAGCCAGTTATGCGGGGACTTCATACGACGCGACTGTGCGCTTACCCGCAGGACGGCGCACTCGATTCCACATCATGGAAATCGAATCGAGCGGCACAGTCAGACAAGTCCTGTTCACTCAGAGCGCTGAGGAGTTGCACAGCCAATGACCGTTCGCGCTTTACCCCACCTTCGATTCAAAGATCCTGAGACCCAGCGGGCATTCGATGCCATTCGCGAAGCGCTGCAGGAAGGCAACGGCGAACGCGGTAACCCTGATAACCGCTGGTTGACCGTCGGCGAGGCGGGCACGGTTGTCCGCCAACTGCTTATCTCCAATGGAACGGGCGGCGGCGGCGGCGGCGGCGGCGGCGGTGGCGGCGGCGGTGGCGGTGGCGGCGGCGGTGGCGGTGGCGACGATCCTCCCCCACCCGGCCCATCCGTCCAAGCTCAGGTTATCCTGACGATTGACCCAGTCAAACCGTTTGCCGAGGAAGACTTTACTCTCACGGCCACGGTCATCGGTTCCAACCCGACCGGGTCGATACAGTTCCGGCGCGATGGCGTGTTGATGACGTTAGACCCGGTGGAGATGAGCGCGGGGGTTGCCCAACATACCGACCAGCTGACAAAAGGTACGTACACATTTGTCGCAGAGTATTCAGGGGACGCCACAAATTTCTCGGCAATCAGCAACGCGATCACCGTCGAGATCGGCTCAGTGTGGGCTGGCCCTCCACCGGCACCGACGTCACTCGATGCAAGCCTTGACGATCCGTTCCAGATTTATCTGAACTGGACCAACCCCTACATCGGCGACTACGCCGTGACAGAAATCTGGGGTACTAAGCAGAGCCCGCCGAGCCCGACGGTCGAGACTGCGATCAAGCTGGGTGAAGTTGCCAGCACTTCGTGGGTGTTCACCGACGTCAACGGCGTGGCGTTGGATTCCAACGAGAACTGGTACTTCTGGATCAGAAACCGGGACTCTGAGAACCTGGTGTCTGACTGGTACCCGGCAGGAGCGGGCGTCAACGGCAAGACGGGGACGCAGCCGGGTCGGTACCTCGAAGTGCTTACCGGACAGATTGCCGAAACGCACTTGTACTCTAGCCTGGGCAGCAAGATCGACTTGATCGTGCCGCTCGACTCACGAGTGGATACTGTTGAGACAGACATCATCAGCTTGCAAAACGAGGATATCAATCTCTACGCACAGCTGAGTCTAGTCTCCGCAGGCGGTACGGGGTTCGACACGGTCAAGATATGGCACTTCGACAGTAGCTCTGACACTACAGGCTGGACGGTGACCAACGCCTCGGCGCTTTCGGTAGCCAGCGGCGTACTGACCTTTACCCCCACAGCAGCGGCGTCTTCATTTTCGACGAACACGATCTCGGTATCCGGTGGCAGCTACTCTGTCGTCAAGGTGCGGATCAAACGTATCAGCGGCACCGAAGACACGGATTGGTCGGGCAAACTGACTTACTACCACGGCAGCACATCCAGCTACCTGACGATCTCCGAACCGACGTACGACGCCAATGGATGGGGTACGGCAGAATGGGATCTAACCAACGAGGCTAACTGGACCGGCAACACCATCATCAAGCTGGAGATCGCTCTGGGCGACGCAGCCACTTCGCCCTTCGGTGGCGTATTCAAAGTCGACTGGATGGCGGTGGGACGCAACGCACCGTCTGCTTCCGTCGCTCAGGTGGCGGATCTTGCATCTGCGCAGATTGGCTATTGCCTGATCAGCGGCAGCGCCTCTGGACACGAAAGCAAGTCGGCTTGTGAAGCGGCGGGCGGCGTCTGGTATGGCAACTACCCCTTGGCCCAGTCGGTCAAGCAAGTCAGCGTCACGGACGGCGTCGACACGGGCACGATCGAGCAGAAGTTCACTGCACAGAAAGTCACGACCGACGGGCTCCGTCTTCAGTACACCGTCAAGATCGACAACAACGGCTACGTATCAGGTTTTGGTCTGGCGTCCGAACCGATCGACGGAGTTCCTTACTCCGATTTCATGGTGCGGTCGGATCGGTTCTCGATCTCAAACCCAGAGTACACACCGTGGGTCAAGACGATCAGCACGTTGACCTGCTCCGGCACAACGGCGACCTGTACAACTTCAGCCGCACACGGCTTCGCGACCAACGACACGGTCCTGATCCGCAACGCAACGGACGGGCGTTGGAACCGGGCGTTCAGGATCACCGTCACCTCGACGACTCAGTTCACCTTCACGGTGGAAAGCGGCACGACCTCACCTGCAGTAGCGGTCACTGGCAAATCGCTGTACCTGACCAAGGTGGCGATGCCGTTCATCGTCACGACGACACCGACGACCATCAACGGGATCTCCGTCCCGGCGGGTGTCTACATCGACACGGCGTATATCGCCACAGCGACCATCACCGAAGCGCAGATCCGCGACGCGGCAATCACCAATGCCAAGATTGGCAACCTGATCAAGACCGTTAACTTTCCCGACAGCGGGCTACCCTCGGCTCCGTTCTCCGGCTGGAGGCTGGATAAGAACGGGGAGATCACCATCTATGGCGGACTGTCGCTTTACGATTCCACGACCGGATTGCCGATTATCCAGTCAGGTAAGATCAATCTCAGCGCGTCCAACGTCAAGCGGCTCATTCTGACCGCGAGCAACGAGGTGTTTTCGATCGGTCCGGCACCGACCAACACACCGACGCCGTCGACCATTACGCTAACCGCAACGGCGACCAACTTAGGTTCTCCCACAATCAACTGGTCTTACACCTCGGGCACCTACAGTGGAACGCTGAACAGTGGGCTGACGCAGACCATTAGCCCTGCCTCGATGACTACTTCGGTGGTGACGTTCAAAGCTACCTGCACGGTGGATTCCATCGTCTACGAAGATGTGATCACGCTGGCGAAATTGCAGGAAGGGTCGAGCGCCACCAACCTGATTCTGTCCAACGAGAACGACTCTCTGCCTGCAGATGCCAGCGGAACTCTGACCGGCGCAACTTCGGTGGTGTCGGCGGTGAAGGTCTATCGCGGCAACGTGGATGTGACGATCTCGGAAGCCTGGGTGATCACCGCCCCGGATGCAGTGGGCTGTACTGCCACGCCCAGCGGCACGTCAAGCAAGATCGTCACGATCTCTGCGCTGACAGCAGACCGCGCCACCGTGACTGTGACGGCGACCAAGGGCACGGAAGTGCTGACCAAGGTGATGACCGTCACCAAGCAGAAACAAGGTGTGACGGGATCGTCAGGTATTGTGATTGATCTCAGCAACGATGCCCACACCGTCCCGACGGATACGTTAGGCAACAACGGCAACTTCACCGGTTGTGCCACCACCGCGACGATTTATAACGGAACGGTAGACGATAGCGCCAACTGGACGTGGTCCGTAACCAAGACCAACGTCACCTGTACTGAAGCGACAACGAGCCGAACTCAAACTGTGACGGCTGCGAGCGCAGATGTAGGTTATGTGGACTTCACTGCCACGCGCTCCGGGTACGCTACCCAGACTGCTCGGTTTACCGTCACCAAGTCCAAGAAAGGAACGGACTCCACGGTATATATGGTCGAGCCCTCCGTCGGCGCGATTAACAAGGCGATCTCCGGCACGTTCAATCCCACGACCGTAACGGTATCCGCGTACAGCGTGACGGGTACCGCAGCGCGAGCAGCGTACTCAGGCCGTTTCATCATCGCGACGCAGACGTCCGTAGGCGGGGCATTCACTGGCGTGTATACCAGCGGGGCGGACATGTCGTCCTACACCTACACGTTACCTGCGGGCATTACCGCCTTACGCGTCTCGTTGTACGCAGCAGGCGGAACGACGACGCTACTAGATCAAGAAACGATCCCCGTGGTTTCTGATGGGGCAACGGGCGGCAACGGACTCAACTCGGCTACGGTCTTCATTTACCAGCGGGCAGCGTCGACTCCCGCATTACCGAGCGTCACGACCACTTACGACTTTACTACCAAGACCTTAACCGGCCTCAATAATTCGTGGACGACCACAGTCCCTGCTGGAACCAACCCGCTCTATGTATCGGCGGCAAGCGCCAGCTCCGCGACTTCCACAGACACGATCGCTTCCAATGAGTGGGCCGCAGCGACCGTCCTTGTACAGAATGGCAGCAACGGGACCAACGGCAGCAACGGGATCGACGGACTGAATTCGGCGACGGTTTACATCTACCAACGCGCGGCTTCCGCGCCAGCGCTACCAAGTGTCTCAACGACCTACACGTTCTCCACAAAGACACTCACCGGGCTGAACAACGGGTGGACGACAACCATCCCCGCCGGTACAGATCCTATCTACGTTAGTACTGCCACGGCAGTTGCTAACACGGCCACGGACACCATTGCATCGACTGAGTGGGCGACGGTTCAGGTCTTGGCGCAGAATGGGGCGACGGGTCCTACGGGTCCTACGGGGGCACGAGGGCCGGGGTTCTACTACGGAACCGGAACGTGGACTGATGCTGCTGCCAATGCACTATGCCCCGGTGGCGTACCCGTCATCAATGATGTGGTTACGATTTCCGGGGATAGTCGGGTTTGGACGGGCAGTGCGTGGAGCACCTTTAGCAGCCGATTCAGTGGAGGTATGTTCGTCACCGGCGGGATCAACGTCGATCGCCTCAATACGGCCAGTGCCTGGGCTTCACAGATCACGCTGGCGACAGGTACAGGAAACTACCTACAGAGCCAAGGGTTCACCGCCAATAGCACTGGATTTCGTATCGACGGGTCTGGCAACGCCGAATTCAACAACGCCAAAGTCCGTGGCGATATCCTGCTGGGAGGAGGCAACCTTGTTCAGAACTCCGAGGGGGCTCAAGGGTACACGGACGTGGTTACATGGAGCGAGTCATGGACTGGCTCGGCTCCACAGTTCCTCACAGGCGAAGACACATCAGGCTGGTACTACAATTTCTACCAACCTTCTGGCGGGTACAGCACTACAAGCGGGTATATGTATGCTGTGTCAAAACGTCCCGGCACGGCGTCGGCTTCTCGCATCGTAGTAACCGCTGGGAGAAAGTATCAGTTCTCTGTAGACGCGCTTGTCAGCGCAACATCCACTCGAGGGGAAATTTACATTGATTGGCATAACGGCAATACAGGCAGCACTTGGATAGGTAACTCCGGCTCGCCCGTATCAACCACCAGCAGCACAAGAAGCAGGCTCACCGTTCTCGCCGTGGCTCCTAGCGGGGCTACCCACTGCGAGCTAGTTTTCCGTAAGTATTGTCCGTCTACGGCGCAAAACACCAACTTCTTCTTTACTAAAATCCTGTTCGCCGAAGTCCCAACCGGGCAGGTATCTCCCATCCCTTGGTCACCGGGCGGTGTCAGCCTGTTGGATACTTTGGCGTTGAGGGCGAATGCAGCGACGGTAGTGGAGTACGTGGCCCCCGCGACTGTGTACGTGAACATCATCACGGCGGCTGCAAACGTGGTCACTACCGCAAGTGGCGTCGCCACACTACCCGTCGCCACGGTTGACTCGGCGTATAAGCGGCTGGTGTATTTCAACTTTGAACTCATGCACTATGACGGCGACGGCCCCGGCTATATACAAGTTCAACTGCGTCGGAACGGGGGGCTTGTCACTAGCCGGCTGGTTGACCCCCCTACCAGGATTCTTGATTCCGCGAGCAACACCGCGATCAGCTTGGCGTTCACCTTAGATGCGATCCCCAACACAAGCGAAACTTTTAGCATCGACATGCTGTTTATAAGTGCTGCTGCGGCTACTTCGGCAAAGTGGTGGGGGACTGCATCAGACCCAGAGATTCGCTACCCAACGCTAACCTGCTTTACCTCAAAACGATGATGGATACTGTTACCTACTACGATCCGGCAACAGGAAAAATAGCGGCTACCTATTCAGGAACAAGGCTAGAGGACATGGACTTGGTGTATGTGGATTGCGAGAAAGTCGACGGCTCACATGACGGACTTCTTCACTACGTCCCGAACGGCGAAGTCACCGAGCGCCCAGCTTCCCCCGTTACGCGCACTGACCTTACCCTGCACGACGTACCTGCTGGCAGCAAGCTCCATATTAACGGGGTAAGTTACGACGCGGCAGGCACTGTGGATCTTGAGTTCCCCCTGAGCGGAACCTACTCGCTGCGAGTGGAGAGCTTCCCCTATCTGGATTTTGTGGATGAGGTCACGGTATGAAGATTACCCATACCCGCGACTACGCTGAAGCCCGACGCTCTGAGTACCCTGACATAGGCGACCAACTCGATGCGCTTTGGTCGTTCGTCGTCATGCAGAAAAACCTCCCGCCCGATACCAAGAAAATCTTGGATGAAATCACGGCGACCAAGATTAAATACCCGAAGCAGCCCCAAAAGTAATTGGGTATAAGTAGCGGATGAGTCTACCTTTTACCAACATCCGAAAAGTCTGGCCCAACATAAAACGTGGGCTTGAGGTTATCCAACGTCGTTGCCCCGAAGTACGGTGGCGACCCGAGGATATCTACGCAGCGTGCGTGAATGGCGAAGCCGCCCTCTGTTTTGAGAACGGCAACTTCATCGTACTCAAGGACTACAACGACCCCCACTCGCTGGCAAAAGTCCTGTGGGTATGGATTGCCTACGGCACCGGCATCAACGCCATGCAGGAACGGCTTGATGAGTATGCGATTGAACAAGGATATGACGAAATCCGCCTGACCAGTTCCCGCAAAGGGTGGGCCGACGTAGGTGGGTGGGAGTACATGGAATCTACGTACCGGAGGGTTTTGTAATGGCTTCAGCCCCAGACATCGCCAGCATGATGCCGAAGAATGAACCCAGCAAAGTTGAGCAGGCTCAGCAACGCATGGGTGCAGAACGCAGTGAGTGGTCAACCCGCGTACTGGCGGGTGAACCGGGCAAACCCGGCGTCGCTAGGCTACTCAGCAAAGAGATCGATCAGATGTACTCGCCCGCGCGGTTAGCACGAGAGCGCGGCAAGATGAACGTCGGACTGCAGCAGCAGTTTGGTGGAGCCAAGACTTTGCGCGATATGGCGTTAAAAGACGAGACTAATTCCGGCCTAGGAAATGAGGCACTTCGGGGCCAATACTCTGCTTTGGCAAGCGCCCGTGAGCAGGGAGCTACCGGGGTGCAGAATAAAGCCCAAGGCTTACAGGCAAAAGCGCGAATCGGTTTCGTCAAACTCGGGGAAGGGATGACTGATACCGTGTCAACGCACCTGAGTAATCTGGGCGAGATGGAATCAAAGCGTGCCAGGACGTTGCTGGAGAAAGCGGCAACGGATGCAGACACAAAATTGAGGACTCAGGTCGGGTTGATGGGTATCGGCACAGGTCTGCTGGGCGCGGCAACTTCTGCCGGGACTCAGACTTTGAGTGATGGTGGCGGATGGACCGATTTCGGTAAGAACCTCGCGACGGGATTATCCGGCGGCGTTTACAGGAGTTAAGACATGACCGCACCTACCCCCGCTGAGTTCCAGGCTGCGTTTGGTAAAGGTCCGTCTGGCCTGCTGGCCGGTTCTCCGCAGCAGCAAGCTGCGCCGACCAACATGCTCGACCCGAAGTATGCGCAGTTCGGTAAACCAGACGAGCGCTATGCCCGAGCGATCGAACAACAGGCCGCGATTCGCGATCAGATATTTTTCCCGCAGTACGAAAAGTCTCTGAGGTTTGCACTAGACAAAGGTGCAGCGGGGCGGTCAGGGATGCAGGCGGCGAACCAAGCCAACCGCTACAACCAGCTATCTCGCGAACAGTTCATGCGGATGGGCGAGCGCTCACAGGCGGCGGTCGATCCGGCGGTGCAGGCCGAGAACGAACGCTTACAAGCATTCGGCGACGCCAAAAACATATCGAACGCTTACACTACGGCGCGGGATTCCACTCGCGATCTACAAGCAGAGCAGTTGGGAGAGGTCACCGGGTTAGGGGTTAACACCGCACGCCAAGCCCTAGGGCTTAGTGCCGGGGCAGCTACAGCTTATACGGATCGACAGAACCGGGAGACTCAGACCCAGATGGCGCAAGCTCAAGCAAATTCCGCAGCGCAAGCCGCTAATATGCAGGCCGCTATGTCAGCGGTTACCAGCGCAGTGTCCATTGCTGTCGCCGCTGCTATTGCATGATGGTCACTAAAGTTATTGAAGATGCGCTGGCTCGTCACGGGTCAGCGGTACTGTCGTTCAGCGGGGGTAAAGATTCTGTTGCGGTCCTACACCACTGCCGCCCGTGGGCCGACAGAATCAAAGTCATGTTTTGTGACATGGGGGATAGCTTTCCTCATGTGCGTCCTTATGTGGAACGGATCACCGATCTTTGGGATTTCAAACTCGAAGTCGTAGAGTCCGAACCCCCGCGTCATGCACTGCCGTCCGACATTGTCCCGACGTGGAGCACTCCGTTCGCGGACTGGTTCTTGCCCGAAGAGACCAAACCTCAGACGCAGATCATCAGTGGTATCGACTGCTGCAATCTGACGTTGTGGCAACCACTCGACAAGGCAATCAAGGAATCTGGTGCAACGCTGGTGATTCGGGGTAGCAAAGGAACCGACGAACACATCAGCGTGCGTAGTGGTACGGTCATTGACGGGATTGAATACCTCAATCCGATTGAGACTTGGACTGATACTCAGGTCTACTGGTACTTGCAAGACTGCGCTATCGAACTTCCGATGCAATACCAAGCCGGGGTAAACCATAGCCTTGATTGCGTTCGTTGCACGGCGTGGCTTTCTACTCCTGCCGAAGTCCAGCGTTTGGAGTTTACCAAGCGCTACTATCCCGCCGCCTTCAAAGAACTTCAGGGGCGGATGCGCCTCGTCTTAGCTGAGACGCATCGCCGAAGCGAAGAGTTAGTCCCCGCGCTCGAGTCCTTATTCCCGGTCGAAAGCTCGACCAGTTCCACCGTAGACTGAGATCGTTTTGCCGTCCGCACTAGGGTACGCCAGATAAGAACTGTCTGGCCCAATAACCTGAATGGGTTTGGTTCGCTCGACGTACTCTTCAAACTCGCGACTACTCCCCCTGTTCAGGTTGCCATTCCCCCCGGCGGCTTCGCATTTATCGAGTTCGATAAGACCTCGACCAACGTCGCACTCAGCATGTGCTTGCCCCAAGGCAAGCAGCCCCAAAACCAACACGGCATACTTCGTCATATCTAACTCCTTCATTTTGCAGGACTTGTTATGGCATTCAATTACGGCGACATTTTCCAAACTTACCTCCAAGGCGCGAGCTTTGTCGCTAACTCGTTAGATAGGGCAGAAGCGCGGCGTCGTCAACAGGAAGAGGACGAGCTTCAAACCATCGCGGGGAAGGGCTTAGAGATCTTCGCCCCTAAATACGATAAAGACGGCAAGCTAATGTCACGTACTTCGGGGGATATCTTCAACGACCCTAAGACGTTGGAGCTGGCGAACCACCCGTACATGAAATCAGCAAGGATGCAGGGTATCACAGATCCTAATGTGAAGGATGTTCGTTACGTAGGTGGTACTCCCCTTGAAGATGGTCAACAAGTAGTACCTATTGTCGAACAACTCAATGAGGACGGGGATGTTATTTCTCGCGGCCCTTTAACTGAAGGGCGTAGTCGAGACGGTAAAGCTGCCGTGACTCCGATTACCGTCGACGCCATGTTCAACCATCTGGCCGGAGAGGTATATCGACGCAACCCAAGATTAGGCAAAGAGTTAATAGATGTTTCACGCGTCCAAGCCCTCGGCGGATTACAAACTCAGTATCGAAACGCCGCAACGCCGGAGGAACGCGAACAACTGGTACAAGTAGCCACCAGCTATGGCTACGCCCCCGAAGAACTGATGAAGAACTCCGGTGCTCCGATCGTTAAACCCGATCTGAGGCTCGGCGTGAAGATGATTCAGAATCCCGACGGTAGTTACAAATACCAGAAAGATCCTGAAGTCGAAGCACTAAGAACTGAGATCCAAGACCGGGACAACAAGGAATCCCTGGCCCAACGTAAAGCTACGCAGCGGCAAGACCTCGATTTCAAGGTGCAGAGTGCGCCGACCGAGAATACTCTGGAGGCGAACAGCGCCAAGGCTCGTGGCTTAGCCGAGCTGGAGTTCAAGGAAGTCTTCGGCCCCCGTATCCGAGAGGAAGCGGCCAAGTCCCAGCGTTCTACCGCTGCGGTCGAAGAGGAGATGCGGGCCAAGTACTTCAACCCGATTCTCGAGCGGAAGGTCAAGGAGATTGGGGCTACTACACAGGCTACCGCCGGAGCCAACCTCTCCTCGGCTCCGACGGTCAAGCAGACTAACGACGTGCTGAACCCGGTTCGAGCGCAGGATGAGAAAGGGCTTCTGCAGGCGCGCGAAGTCCTGAACCCCAGCGCTGTGCCCGCACTCCTGAGCAAGGGTGCATCCGCCAGCGAAGACGCAGTGCTGCAATACGCACCGAAGCTGACCCCCGATGACCAGAAAGGTCTATACGCAGCACTCTACCGCCGAGTCGAAGCCGGTGATCCTGCCGCTATTCCAGCGCTCCGTACCCTGAAGCGCGTCATGCACGACGCCGCTGCTGATGCGGGAGGTAAGGGCGAAGCACCGAAGCCCGCCAAGTATGACGAAACGGGCGTCGATAAGTGGACCGTTGATCTGCCTGATGACGAGCGCCGAAAGGTACGACTGCAGGGCAAACAGGTGTTCGAAGATCTGCAGGTTGCATCGCCCGTAGCTGAGGGTAGTCCCGAAGCAGCCATCCGCAATATAGCGGTGGCCGAAGCACTACGCATTGGGCTTCCGGCCCACGCACTCCCGCTGGAGAACTGGGTCGGTCTACAACGTGACCCGGCTTACGCCAACGGAGTCGGCGGTGCTCGCGAGTTCCTCGACGAGATCCATACCCCCATCATCGAGCTGTCCAAGCAGCAA